GTGTTCCTGGCTATCCAGACCAGCACTCAGTTCGCTACCAAGATTGGCGACGGCTACCGTCCTGCAACTATTGAGGAAGTAAACGGTATCCTTGCCGGCCAGCTTCTCCCGCAGATTACTCTGTATGACCGCCAGGTGAACACCTACGACGGCCCGGTAGATGTTCTGGATAACGACAGCATCTTCCTGCTTCCGCCGTCTGACAACCGTATCCTCGGCGAGACCGTGTTCTCTCGAACCGTGACCGCTGTGAACCTCGGCTGGACTGGCGTGAACGGTCAGGGTATCGTGGCTAATATCGTTCAGCGTCCTAACGTTGCGTCCCTGCGTGACATTGTTGTGGATTCTGTGGCGATGCCCGCCCTGTACAGCCCCGATGCCGCTTTCAAGGCTAAGGTTCTGTAAATAATCTAACTACCTGAAGGAGAAACGAACATGGTCACTAAGGCACATACATACATCCACAACGAATACGGAGAGCTCGTATTCCTTCCGGAAGGGAGTGAGCTTAGCGACCACGTTCTCTCCCAGGTCAGTAACCCGGACGTAACGGGTCTTCATGCAGAATCGCCCGCTGAGGAACCCGCTGAGGAACNTAAGAAAGACCCGGCACGCAAGAGCACCCGCTCTCGCCCCAGCAAGTAAGGAATATACCCCGTGAGCATGGAAGTCACTGTTGAAGATGTGTACACCGCACTAGACGGTGATGTCGTAGACCGCTCTGAGAAATTCATTGCGTCTAAGATTGAGGAAGCCCTCGCCATGCTCGCGGGGTATTGTCCTCGCCTGGCAAACATCATTGCGGGCAAGGAAGAACCAGATAAGCTCACGGCGGTACGCATTCGCGCCGTTGTCGTAGCCGCCGTCATGCGCGTCGCTAAGGACGACCGCTCAGGATACATCTCCGAGAAAGAGTCCGCATACGAGATTCAGATTGACCGCGTAGCGCAGTCCCCGAACATCTGGTTCACCGATAAGGAACTGGAGGGCCTCGGGTGCAAGACCCGAGAGTCTTTCATAGGGTCGGTCAAGATGTCTACAGACCCTACGTTTACAGCTTCCCCCGTGCCCGGGTGGGATAAGGGGTGGTACTGCGGATGACGTTAGTATCCAACCCACGCCACGTCGTGGAGATTTACCCGGCGCGTAGTGTACTCAAGCCCGACGGCATGTACGCAGTAGAGTACCTGCAGAAGCCCTTGGTGGTGCGCTGCAATTTCCAGCCTATCGCGTCTGATAACCTCTCCCGAACTTCGTCGGTGCGAGAAGAGTACTACGGTACGAAACTCTCTACGACCGGAGCGCTAACATCTCCCCCCGGCACGTTCGATAAGCTACGCGAGTCACTGCCTCAAGAGTACCAAGACGAGTTCCCCGTGAATGCCGTCGTGGTCTACACCCCCGGAAAGTACACCAGGCAAGCAGGACTCAAGCCACAGCCAACGTCCTCGAAGCCGTACTACTACACCATCAACGCCCGTGAGGTTGTCTTCCGCATGGGAGTTCGAACGCAACACGATAAGGTTGCGATAACCAGGGGCAACGACAGAGAGTTATCGGGGGTGCCGATTGAGAGACGGAATTGAGCTATACCGCACTAACTCGAAGCGCGCCGCGTCGTTGGTCTCCACCAGGACACGCGCGCTTGACCGTGTTGCGGAGGCTATCAAGAACGACGCGAAAGCCGCTGCAGAACCATACCGAAAATCTACGTCCGATTCTTACGTAGACCATTTCGGTGTGCGTCGGTCCCTCTACAAGGGACCTCAGCAGTACCCGAATATCCCGGTATGGGATAGGGTTGTCTACAACGATGACCCCGCCGCGCACATCATTGAGCTTGGTATAGCGACAAACGAGATTCAGTTCTCGAACGGGCGTAGCCAGAAGGTTACACGCTTCCAGCGGGGGCACTTCTTCTTGGTTGGGGCAGCGGCTAAGGCAGTATCTCTGCACGCCCTGTCGCGTCCTATGCCAGCGCTAAAGAAGACCAACTGGAACGCGGTTCGTGCGAACGCAGAGATTGACCGCTCAGGTTCACGCGGAACCCGTCATGGAGGTTACTAATGGAAACCGCATTGAGTTTGACTGAAACCATGCAGAGCCTATTGTCGGAGTTCGCGCCAGGGCATGTGATTCAGAACGTGCCGCCGAGCAAACTCCCGTCATGGTGGATTCAGCACCACGTCATGTGGGCTACGTACACTCCAGTGAACGCCGAGGGTACGCTGTGGAAGTTGATGATGAACATACGTCTACGCGTGTACTCACCGCGCACCGGCAATCTAGCCAACGTCTCTTCCGATAGCCTAGCCATGCGGGCGCATTCTTATATCCAGAAGTGTGCCGAAGTAGGCAAGGAAGTATCCGGCGTGGTACTGAAAGGGTATACTCTAACCCAGACACCCAATACAGAATTTTCGGTTGCCGCCGTCACGACGGTATCCGGGGAGCAGTCAGACAGCACCCTAACATTGACTGCATTCGCGTCACGGGACACCCTGTTTGGCGCACCTAATATGGAAGAGCCTTCCAAGGCATTGCAAGAACTAGGAGTTCTCTAATATGGCTAAGCCTATTGAATATAACCCGAGTGAAGTCCTTGTTGCGGACTTTGTTACGGTGCTGGCCCCTAAGACGGGTACCTTCGCACCTCCTCCGAAGGGTGCGGTCGGCAAGTTCAAGGCCGACGACAGCACTACTTACCCTGACGGCTGGGCACCTATCGGTCTGACCTCTGCGGAGACCCTGCCCACCTTCTCGTCTGACGGCGGCGACGCTACCGTTATCGACACCGCTGAGGTTGCTGCAGTACGTAACATCCGTGGTAACATCACCACCAAGTTCGAGTTCACTCTGCACACCTTCAACAAGCGTGTTCTCCAGCTGACTCAGGGCGGTAACGACCCTGCAACCCTGGAGGAGACCGAAGCAGAGCTTATCCAGTGGTCCGGTGGCAAGCCGCGTACCGTGAACACTTCGCTGTTGTTTATCCGTGCGGATTCCGAGATGACCGTGTTCGACTACATGCCGAACGCACAACTCTCGGCTAACGGTCGTGGCGAAACCTCGAAGGGCGCTCTTGTGCCTATCCCCGTCACGGCAACTGTGCTCGCACCTACCGCAGAGCAGGTTACCGCCGGTGCGAAGGATGCTATCGCTACTATCGTTCCGAAGAAGAAAGCAGCCGCCCCTGTTGCTGGTGGCGGACAGCCTGCCGCCGCCGGCCCCGGTGCTCGTGTCGGAGGCTAAAGCTAGTACATAGCTCACATGCTATACTGTGCCTGTGGCTCGTTATGAGTCACAGGCACTTTTGTTTTAGTGAGAGGAAATGTCTTGGGCAACCAACCCAACGAATACACCAACAAAACCCCCGGCCTGGTATTCGGCGCTGATGGACGCGCTATCCCGGTCGCGGCAGAGTTCGCGCCAGAAGCCGACAGTTACAACGCGGCGTTAGACCTTCTCCAGCAGGCGGATACTCCCGCTTCTGCCGCGCCAGCAGCCACAGTACAGGCACAGCCCGCGCAAGTTACCGAACCGGGCGCGGGGGATAAACCTGAACCCGAAGGTCTGGAAGACTTGCCCGACCCACGCACTAGCCCGTTGTACCGTCTTGTTACCCCACTTGAGACTTTGCGCGGTACCGTTGCATTACAGCTTCTTTCGGAAACTATGTCTATCTGGAAGATTGTAGAGGGGGAGGACAAGGACGAGAACCCCGGCGTGGATTTGGCGGCCACCCGCGCTATCCTGCAAATCTTTGAAGATACCGTTGTTCCCGAAGAGAACCTTGCAGAGTGGCGCTCACACGATACCTTGGCCGGTATCGGCGACATGAGTAACTTCGTCATGGGTTACGTGGGAGAACTGGGAAACGTCGCGCGCTCTTTGAATATCTAACAACACAGCCTGTTATTTGCGCAGACTTCATAGCGTTGTACCACTATGACCCGCTGCGTGAGTGGGCAAGCCGGGATAGTAAGGTTACCAAAGCCTTGTTGTCCCGGCTTGCTTTTGAAGAGCGTAGTTTATACAGGCACCAACTACCTGAGCCGGAACCGGATACCGAAGCGGCTAAGGATGCAGACCCGAAGGACTCGTGGTTTGGTTACACCCGTCTTGAGATGACCCTCAAATATATTGCGGACTCCATCACGTCATTCCGTAACATGTACATCACCGCTAACCAGGAGAAAAACTCCGAGCCCCCGGAGTTTGTGGAGTACCCATCCCCGTATAATGAGAGTGGTAAGCCGAAGCCTAATTTCACGAAAGACGAAGTTATGTCGGCTATGGAAAAACAAGCGTTTGCTATGGAAGCGGCCGCCGGGGTTATCGACTGGGGAACTTTGTTCACGGAGGAGGAAGAGCAGAGTCCAGAGGATTCATACGCGCCACCCGGCACGGACGTAGAATAAATAGGAAGGTGACCCTTGGCGGCAGGAAGTTTTGAAGCCGGGCGCGTACACATACGCGTTCTCCCTGATGCGGAGAATTTCAACCAGAAACTTCGCCCCACCCTGGAGAAGGCGAAGAAGCAGGCAGAGCGGATTATGCACATCCGGGTTACCCCGGAGTTAGACCGCTCTGCCTTTGAAAAGCTGAAACAACAGCTGCGTGAGCTTGATACACGGGTATCCCTCAAGGCCGACGTGGACGTGAACAACGTTGGTGAAAAGCTCAAGCAAGCTACTCGCAACGTCCGTGACGTGAAGATAAAAGCGGACGTTGATACGAAGCGTGTTCGTAAGCAGGTCAAAGAGTCTGTTGAGCGAGAGCAGCCTGAGGTGAAGCCGAAGCTCACCATGCGCGAACAGCTGGCGCGCATGAAGGATGCATTCAAGTATCACTTCGAGATTCCCAACGTCCATGTGGAGTCTGCGAAGACGGTTCACCAACTCCACGACGAGATTGTCAAGGGACTTGCGAAGTCTGAGATAAAGGTACCGCTCAAGCTCGACGATAATGTGTTCAACCGTCAGCATAAGGCGCTCATTGAACGGCTCAGGCAGACC